CTTCTTGCCTACTGTGGCATCAAGCGCATCGTGTTCAACGATCTCAAGCGCTGCAACCCACAAATAACGGCGGATGTATGTTTGTACTGCCCCAAGGTTTTGAACCTCATGACAGCCCTTTAAAGCCGCTGTAGACATGGGTGACTCAAGCACAATCATTTCTTCTGGCTTGTCCGTATTGATAATCCGCATGTCGGCTGTTTCTTTACCAAAACTGATTACAGATGTCAGGCCAACTTCCTTGAAGATCTGCAGTGCAGGGATAACGAAGTCGCCAAGCTCAAAATATTTGTAGCCAGCAAACTTGTTGAGGCCAGACTTTTTGATGGGGGCGGCATGGAAGCGCTCACGGGCTTCGTTTAGTTTTTGATAGACGTTCATTTTTTTACCTCAATTATTTCTGGATTGATTAGTTCATTAGCAAATTTCAATGCTCTATCTTTTGGTTGGTCGTAATGGAATGATTCAACGTAAACCCACGAAAAATCGAACCATTCTTTTTTTTCAACACACCAAAACCCGCGAGGATCTTTTTTTACTCGCACTCTCATTTGTTTGCCTTTGCATATTCAATGTCAAATTCTTGATTGATGATTTCATCTTGGCTTGCCTTGTCCAGCTCAGTAAATGTGCGCCATGCACGTTGATCACAGTCGCAGCCACCATTGCCTTCTAAAACCAGACAGCAAGCGCAATACCTGTTGTCGCTGTCTTCAAACTCAGCAATGATCGTTTCGTAAAAGCCTTTAGATTTCATTGGATTCCCTTTGCAAAATATTTTCCAAGCGTTCAATTGTTCTGTCGCGCACCAAGTTAATAATGTTTGTGCCATCAACGGTTTGTATTTCGTCAATGTTGAACATGTTCTCGTAGATGCGGTGATAGAAGAGGATTAGTTTGATGTCATCAAACTTGATGTGACGCACATATTGACCTGTCTTCAGGTTCCATGTGGTGTAGTTGTCTGTCCATTGCATTAGATTACTTTCATTAAGATTGAGAAACCAATTATGCCAATGACGTAGAGAATTACAACAACAAAAATGTTATTACGTGGACGTTTGTAATGCTCTATCCCAGATGCGTATTCGTGTGGGTATGCTTCCATCCGTGAACGTGGGAAACAACGTGTTGTTGGGTTCAAGTCAATCAATGGCATTGTTGTACTCCCTGTCTTCTAAGTCATCTTCAATTGCTTTGATCACTTCAGCATATTCTTTTGGTGTCAAGTCATCAGTAATGTCTTGCTCGATGCCCTCATCATTGATGTATGTGACTGTAATCTCATAGTCCACTGGCAAGCCAACTGAATCGTCACCATCAATGATGTTGTACTCAACGTCAACATCAAAGTAGTTGTCGCCAACATATGTAATGTGTGTGTAGAAGCTCATTTGATTTCCTTGAATGGGTCGCCAAAGGTGGAGCTGACACCAGTGTGAAGGTTGAACAGGTCGTTGCCGCGCTGCTGGATAACTTCACCGTGATCACCAAACCACATGTCACCACACTTGATGAATGTATCGCCTGTGTCTGACTGCTTTAAGTTTCCTGTGTCCGTGTAAACGTGACCAGAAAAGAGATCTACCTTAATCATGCTCTAGCTCCTTCATTTCGTTGATTGCCTGAATCACTTCAGAAATCGTTTTACATTCAAAGTCACACCAATCGTTGATCAACTTGACCGCCAGATTGAGTCCTGCGTTATGTCCTTGTTGCCAAGCTTCTAACTCTGTCATAGCCTTCCTTTCATTAAATTGTTGGCGTAGAAGTAATGTACATCAACTTTGCTTCATGTCTATACAATTTTTTCAATATAGAATCAAAACACGATAAAGAAAATCAATCGACAGCTATACAGTAGTCGTGTACTATACAGCCTTCATTAACTGGAGATGCTATGAAGATCGAAGACTTAGAGAAACACGCTACGTGCTACAAGATTGCCAAGATGCTGGGTGTCACGCCTACATCAATCTACCAATGGAAGAAGACAGGCAAGATCCCACCACTGCGGGTGTACCAGCTCAAAGAGATGAAGCCAGAGTGGTTTCCCAAGGAGAAGTAATGAAGTACATGATCGGCTTTCCTATCGCTTGGTTGGTTGTCTATCTCATGTTTGCTTTTATTGCTCTTAGTTGGTCACCAGCCGATTGGAGTGAGAACTACCGCATCTTCTGTGCTGTTTGTGGAATGGTTTGGGGTGCGATGCTGTCTTACCGCATCAGTCAGGATTGCCAATGGAGCTACTGATTGCCGCACTTATTGTTGATTGGTTTTTGGAGGGACTATGAGTAAAGGTTCAAACCCACGCCCCATACCTAACCCTGAGAAGTTTCGGGATAACTGGGATCAAATTTTTGGAAAAAAGGAAAAAAAATGAGTAGTTACTCAGAGTTAGAAATGAAAGTTATTCAATGGTCTGAAGCACGAAAGATCATCCCGAACAGCACACCCTTGGCACAGTGGATCAAAGCCTGTGAAGAGCTGAATGAACTACGTGAAGCAATCGTGTCTGATGACCGTGTAGAGGCCATCGATGCTGTTGGTGACACCGTGGTGTGCCTGATCAACATTTGTGCATTGCTCGATGTCAACCTGACAGACTGCCTAGAAGCTGCCTACAACCAGATCAAAGACCGCCGTGGCTACATGAATGCCGAAGGTATCTTTGTCAAGGAATCGTGATGACTATTGCTAAGACATTAAAACAACGTCAAAAGACACATGGTGACTTTGCTACCCATGCAGCTATTAGCCAAGAGCTGAAAGCAGTGTTGTGGAAGCATGATTTTCAGGGTTTAGCACCTGACCAATGTGAAGCATTGGAAATGATTGCTCACAAGATTGCACGAATTTTAAATGGCAACCCTGACCATCATGACCATTGGCACGACATTGCTGGCTATGCAACATTGGTTGCTGAAAGATTGGATTAACCATGAGTGAAGTCAACATTATCCTGACAGACAAAGAAGACGGGACCCTTGGTATCCGTATCGTTACTGACGCACCTGAAGACTCTGGTGCAAGCATTCTTGCAAAGATGTTCATTGAGTTTGTAGGCCAACTACAAGATCAAGAGCAAGCACCCAAAATCATCACAGGGGAATAGCATGGGCGAGATATTTGCATTGGTTTGTTTTGTAGCTTGGTTGACTCACATCTTCACTTGCTTTTCTTATGCTTACTGGGGGTTCTTGGTAGCTGGTGCTATCTTTTTCCCCATCGGAATATTGCACGGGTTTTTCTTGTGGTTTAACTGAAAGATAAATTATGGGAATGACAAGACAAGAAGCTGAATTGATTGCCGAATTATCGGAAACGATGTCAGTAGCGCTCAAAGAAGTTGCTGAAACTTTACTAGATCGCATCAAAACTTTAGAGCAAAAAGTTGCCACACTTGAATCAAAGCCAAGAATGTCATTGGCACAAAAAATTAAATTGAAAGGTTAGATATGACTTTTGAAGATTTCTGGAATGCATGGCCCAAATCTGTTCGTAAGGGCGGGAAATCTACTTGCTTGGCTAAATGGAATAAGTTGAAGTTGGATACGCAAGCTGATCAAATCATTAAGCACGTAACGTGGATGAAGACCACGGACGCATGGAAGAAGGCCGATGGTGCTTTCATCCCTGCTCCGCTGGTTTACATCAACCAGATGCGTTGGGATGGCGCTGAAGTGCCAGAGATGACAGTCAATGTCAATGTCACGTTTAAGGACCCAGCATTGGAAAAGCTAGACGCTGACAGGCAGAAAGCCGTACCCATGCCAGCCGATGTTGCTGAAAAACTACGTGAGCTAAGAAAGTCTATACAAGTCCATTGATCTGTATATAATCCAACCCGTTGCCGTAGGAAGCGACAAAGTTGAAGCCGTTTACACATGCTATCGCCTTATGTAATGACCAGTATGCAGTGTCATTAGATAAGGTTCCTACCGATAGCAGTTGTAAACGGCTTTTTTGTTTCTACGGCAACCGTCAGGGCGCGTTAGCTGATGGTCTGCATGGACTGAACCCAAGAATCACCGCACACAGTACACCCCTGTGCAAAATGCGAACAGCGTTGATTAGGCGACTGTTAATCCCATTGGTACTGCGGTGGAATCCAAGCCAATGTGGGAAGCGAACTAATCCGTCAAGCGCACTTGGGGCTTTTTTTGTATTTAATACATTTAAAAGCTTGGAGAGGTAAGGAAGAGATTGCTCTATCCACCCTTGGAGAACTGTGGTCGAAAGGAAATTGAATGGATAAAGGTAAAGCACACGCATTGTTGAACCAACTGAAGCTGGGGATGTATGTCTCTGAAGGAAAGATAAATGAAGCTCTCTACATCACAGGAGACTTGGACATTAACAAACTCGCGCCAAAAGCTTGTAGACCACTACGCACAGATGGCCCTCAATCCTGCTACGTTAGGTCAAGCTCGTTGGAGGACGAAGGAATTGGAAGCGGATTCAAGTGGTCTATGGATTGGGATAGGAAAAGAGATAGCAGCGAAGCTACAGGAGTTAAGAAATGAGAAAGAAATACAAACCAAAACCGATCCGTCATGACACCCTGACATACGTTATCTCTGGGTTCAAAAAGGTGGCAGACGTACCTGATGCTGGCATCAAGCTCTTGATACGCAACCATGCTGCCTTTGACGAGATACGTGAAGGTCGTGGAACCAAGGAACACGTAGATGTCTTGATTCACATGGTCAACATGATTGAAGCCCTTGCCCTGCTGCAATTGGGTAGAGATTGGTTGCCTGAGATACACCAAGCCCAAGATGTAATCTACAACCTTGCACAGCGTGGATTGCGTCTTAACCTTTTCATTTTTTACGGGCCTGAGATTGGAATCATTCAGCAAATCATGGAATTGCATGACGAACAACTCAAAAACTGCCCTGTGAAGCTGATGGAACAAGCATTGGACCTGATAGCAAAAGAGTACAAGCACAAGAAGATGCGCCGTATAGAAGCAAAGGAAATGGCATGACGTTTGTTGTCGAGTTCACCATTGATGGCCCACCGCACGGCAAGGGTCGCCCAAGGTTTCGTAGGTTTGGCAACTTTGTATCAACGTACACCGATGCCAAAACCAAGTCATACGAGACTTTGGTCAAAGAAGCTGCCACCAAAGCAATGGGAAACCACCAACCGCTAGAAGGCGCTGTAAGGCTCGATTGCATAGTCAGGCTACCTGTGCCTAAGTCGTACTCAAAGAAGCGCTTGGAGGCATGTTTAAACGGCTCTGAGTGGCCTTTAAAGAAGCCAGATTGGGACAACGTAGCCAAATCTGTAGCAGATGCCATGAACAACATTGTTTTCTTGGATGACACACAGATCGTGATTGCTAGGGTGGTCAAGGTCTATTCTGCGGAGGCTGGTGTTGACGTAAAGGTTAGCGAGGTACTGGATGACTAAGCACTTCGTTGATTGGACGGGCTTGGACTTCAAGGAGGACGAGAGCCAGTACGAGAAGTACCACAAAAAACCTGATCATTTCAAAGAATCGTTTGTAGGACCAAGGAACACTTGGGGTGGTGCTAGGCGTGGTGCAGGACGCAAGCCTTGGAAGAAGGTTGAAGAAAAAACAACAGACGGGTTGACTGTACAGTTAAAACTGAATAACATACAAGTTATGTTACTCAAAGAAATGGGTAACGGAAGCTTGGACGCAGGTGTTCAGGCGTTAATTGAAAAGGAAATGTAATGAATGTTTTTACAAGTGAAGTAGAGATGCTCCGTGCTGAATGCAAAGAATGGGAAAAAAGTATGTAATC